ATAACGACCTGCAACTTGCCGGCAAAATTGCGGCGCTGGAAGATGAATACCACGCTGATGCAGTCTTTATCGACCTTGGATATGGTACAGGCATCAAGAGTGCAGGCGATGCATGGGGCAGGAATTGGACGCTGGTGTCGTTTGGCAGCACTAAAGGCATACCGCCTAACTGTGTAAATAAGCGCGCTGCCATGTGGCAGGATATGCGGCACTGGGCTATGACAGGTGGAGCAATACCACCTGATGACAACGTGCTGGCTGATGACCTCGTAGGACCGGAGCTTGTTCCGCGTGACGATGGCAGAGTACAACTGGAAAGCAAGGAGAGCATGAAAAAGCGCGGGCTTCCATCTCCTAACAGGGGGGATGCGTTGGCGCTGACCTTTGCTTTTCCGGTGCTGAGCAGAAAACAGGAACATGAATACGCCTGGAGCGTCGATAATGGCGCGCAGGAAGAATATGATCCGTTTCATGGAATGTGGTAGGAGGTGAGACCATGGAAGAAATCATTATACAGCTGCATGGCGGCGGTGGTGGTGGCGGCGGAACGCAGATTAAGCAGAACGCACCCGGAAGCCAGAGCGCCGCAACTATTGACAGCGCGACCGAAGGGCAGCGTGAATCGCTGCGTGAAAAGCTGGGTAAGGCAAGAGGCCGTAACTTTACCAACAAGACCGGCGGCAGCATGGTAGATACAATCAAGAAAGCATTGCTGGGTGAATAGCAATGTTTGAAGAAATCTATCGTGACACAAAGCTGCTGAAGGATAAGCGCTTCGTTCTGGAGCAGATGTACCAGCGGCGCACTTCGTTTGAACCGACGTGGCAACTTCTGTCCCGGTATATCGTTCCGTATCGAGGACGCTTCCATGAGCGTGGCGGCAGCATTGACGGAGAGCGGCGTGACCGCTATCTTATCGACCCTTATCCGATGGATGCTGCAGGCAAGTGTGCTGCAGGCCTGCAAAGCGGATTGACGTCCCCGAGCCGTCCGTGGTTTGAGCTGTCTTTGGCCGATCAGGAAAAGGCTGAATATCATCCGGTACGCCAATGGCTGGATGATGTGCGTGACGTTATGATGGCCGTATATGCACGTGGCAACACCTACGCTATGCTGTACGATATCGAGGCTGAGCTGTGTCAGTTTGGAACGGCGGCGGCGCTGATGATGCAGGACTATGATACTGCTCTCTGGCACCGCAGTTACACCTGCGGCGAATATGCAGGCGGTGTGGATGCTAGAGGCAGGCTTTATTCCTTCGGCAGACGTTTTGAATTGACCGCTCCGCAGATGGTAGCGGAATTTGGCATTGATAACGTGAGCGTGGCCGTAAAGACTGCGTACAACAACAATGACCATACACAACGCTTTGAAGTTGAAATGCTCATTGTCAAAAACAATGAGTATAAGCCTGACCAATTAAAGCCTGGTAACTTCCCTTGGCAGAGCTTTTACTGGGAACGTGGCAATCAGCAGCAGTTCCTGCGCATCAGCGGTTACAAGGAGCAGCCGTTTATTATGCCGCGTTGGACTAAGGTGGCCAACTGCGAATATGGTTATGGTCCTGGCCATAACGCATTGGGTAACTGTATGCAGCTGCAGCGTATCGAGAAAGCAAAGCTCCGCTGCATGGATAACGAGGCTGACCCGGCTATGATGTTCCCGGCAAGCCTGAAAAAAGTCAACCGCCAGCCGGGAGCAAACAACTTTATTCCCGACGGTACGCAGATGAATGCTTATCCGATGATACCTCCGGGAGCAAAGCGCTACGAAGGCATGATAGCCTTGAGCAACGATAAACGCCAGCAGATAAGCGCTACGTTCTATAACGACCTTATGGTAATGCTGACGCAGGCACAGAACAATCCGCAGATGACCGCCAAGGAAGTCGCAGAACGTCACGAGGAGAAAATCCTTATGCTGGGGCCGGTGCTGGAGCAGTTCCATAATGAGGTTCTGGACCCGCTGACCTTGCGTACATTCGGACTCTGTATGCGCAACGAGCTTTTCCCGCCTATGCCGGAGGAGATTACTGCAGATGAGCTGAAGGTTAATTTCGTGAGCCTCTTGGCGCAGGCGCAGAAGATGGTAAGCCTGCCGAGTGTACAGAATGTACTTGGTATGGTGGGTAACGTAGCAGGTATCTATCCTGAAGCTGCCGACATTATCAACATCGACAACGTAATCCGTGAGGTTGGCGTTATCAGCGGCACGCCTGAGAAAATCATGCGCAGCGAAGATGAGGTGCAGCAGCTCAGAGAGCAACGCCAGCAGGCGCAGGAAGCACAGATGCAGCAGGCGCAGATGGCACAGGGCGCAGAAGCGGCCAAGACCGGTGCGGAAGCTGCAAGGCTTTTGAGCGAGGTGCCATCCAATACGGATAATGCTCTGGATGATATGCTGAGCAGAATGGGGATGAGCTGATGGAAAAGCAAAGATTTGCTGAACTGCTCGTAAACGTCATGCAGACGCAGACGGGCAGGGAATTTATTTATGAGCTGCTTGACACCATGGAAGTGCATGTTCCTAACTATGTTGTCGGTGAAGGAAGTGTTATGGGGTATGAGATAGGCCGGCGCAGCGTCGGTGAAGAACTGCTCCGTATGCTGAGAGATGATACTGAGGAAGGCCTGCAGCTGGAGCTGCTGATGCGGCAGGAAGCGCGGGACCGTCCCAAAGAAAAACACAAAGATGAATTCTATGACCAATTTGAAGGAGGTAATGTTTAATGCGAAAGAAATGGTTGTTCTTTCTGGCTCCTGACGGCGGCGATGCTGGCGGCGGTGAAGGCGGAGCTGGTGGCGATGGAAGCACTGGTGGTGATGGCGGTGCTGCAGGCGGCAGTAAAAGCGTCTTTGATAACCCTGATGGTAGTGGCAACGCTTCTGGTGACGGCAACGGCAATCCTGCTGGTGATGGCGGCGGTACTGGCGAAGTGCCGGAAAACTATGAGTTTAACCTGGGCGAAGGCCTTACAATTACCGATGAACAGAAAACAGCATTTACCGCCATAGCTAAGGATGCAAAGCTTTCGCAGGCACAGGCTGACAGTCTGCTGAAAATGCACAGCGAGATTGTTAATGGCTATATGCATGCCGCGGAAGATGCCATTGAAAAAAATATCGCTGAATGTCAGAAGCTGGGGCTGACCAGTCAGGAAAACCTTGGCTTTGCCAGAACTGCTGTAGATACCTTTGGCGGCAGCGAGGCGATGCAGGTGCTGATTGATACCGGTGCTATCAATCATCCTGCAGTCTGCAAGCTCTTTGTAACTATTGGCCAGCTTATCAGTGAAGATAAGCCGGCAGATACTCATGTCGGCGGCAAGGGAAACCCGCGGGCAGAAGATATCCTTTTCCCGAACAGCAAATACTAAGGAGTGAATTAAATGGCACAAACCGGACTTTATAACAACACCGGCCTGGCAACTATGTATGATATTGCGCAGCAGTATCGCTCTGCCGGCAATGAAGCGGCAGCGCAAGTCGTAGAGCTGCAGGCTAAAACTAACCGCCTTTGGGAAGTATTCCCTATGCGCCCCTGCAACAGCGGAAGCGTTGAAAAGGCGCTCATCAGAACCAGCCTGCCTGATGTAGCATGGCGTATCATTAACCGCGGCATTGCTCCTACCAAATCCAGCGTAGGCCAGGCAAGCTTTACTACCGGCGGCGTAGAGGCTACCGCTCAAATCGACGAACGCCTGATGAAGCTGAACAAGAACAGCAACACCTATCGCCTTAACGAAAACTACGCGCACCAGGAAGCTATGAGCCAGAAAATGTCGACCACCTTTTTCTATGGTGACGAAAAAATCAACCCTGCAGGCTTTACCGGTCTTGGCGCTTACTACTATGATAAGGCCGGCCAGGACGAAATTTACGCTAATCAGATTGTTGATGCTGGCGGTACCGGTAATAATCTGACCTCTCTTTGGGTAGTTACCTTTGCGCCTGATACTGTTTACGGCATCACTCCGGAAGGTGTGGCTGGCGGTTACAGCTATCGCGACAACGGACGTGTTAAAGTGAGAGATGAGAACAACCTTGAATACTGGGGCTATGAATCTCAGTACAACTGGGACGTAGGCCTCTGCGTACGTGACCCGCGCTATGTAGCACGTCTGGCCAACATTGATACTACCAATACCAGCAGCACTGACTTCATCGACAAACTGATTGAAGTATATGACTGCATTGAAAATCCTGACCATGGCCGTACTGTTATCCTCTGTAACCGTAAGGTGCAGACCATGATCAATATTATTGCGCAGAAGAAAAACAATGTTAACCTTTCTCTGGAAGACTTTGGCGGTAAGCGTATTCAGCATTTCTGGGGCTCTCCTATCCTGCGCAACGATGCTATCCTGAACACTGAATCCCAAATTTAAGGAGGCAAGAAAAATGGCAGTAATGATTGATGCAAAGCTTATTCTTTGTGAGAATGTTGATACCGCAGCGACTGTTACCAGCAATGTGCTTGATGTTGGCCGTAACAAATCTTTGAGACCGCTCTATGTTGATGTTAAATTGACCAAGGGTGTAACTGCAGGCCGCGTCAAGAGCGTAGAGCTGCAGACCAGCGCGGATAAAAGTTTCTCTTCTCCTGTCACTGAGATGGTGGTAACTATCGGCAAAACTGCTGAGCAGCAGAAGCATGCCTGCCAGCTGGCGCAATTCTTCGCGTCTGTCCAACCGCAGGGCCGCTACGTCCGCGTAAAAATCACCGGTGATACTACCGCTCCGGCAGGAGGCAAGATTTGGGCATATCTTTCTCCGGATATTCAGGTGCCGGTATGAGATACAAAGTAATCCGCACCTGCTATTGGCAGTGCAGGCTTTGGGAAAAGGGCGAAGTGGTGGAGCTGGGTGAGAATGTGCCGGAGCATTTCAAACCGCTTTATAATCCAGCCGAAAGATTGGCACTGAATAAAAATGCTGACGAGCTTTCGGATGAAGAACCTGTGAACGAAACTCCTTCCAACGAAGTGCTTTCGGATGAAGAACCTGCGAACGAAGAACATTCGGACGAAACGTCTGGCAGCATGGAAACCCCGGATATCATGCCTTCTTCCTTGGAAGATATGAATGTCGGCCAACTGCAGAAGCTGGCACGTGCAAACGGCCTGGAGCCGCCGAAGAATGCCAAAAAACAAGAACTGATTTCCGCTCTGCGCGGAGAATAACATCGGGCCGGAGCTTATTCCGGCCTTTTGTTTTAGGAGGAAACCATGAATAACATTGAAATCTGCAACCTTGCGCTTGGCCGTATCGGCGTAGACGAAATCAACCGCATGGATGAGGCAAGCCAGCCTGCAAGAATCTGTACACGTTATTTCAATTTTACCCGTCAGAATGTATTGCGCCGCTTTCCTTGGACGTTCGCAACGAAACGTGTGCAGCTGGCGCTGCTTAATGAAACGGCACCTGATTATAAATACGTCTATCAATATCCTTCTGATGCTCTGGCCATACGCCTTATGTACAATGACAGCTTTGTTGGCCTGCCTAAAGATAATTACTTCCGCATTATGAACGGTAACGGCGGACGCAAGATATACAGTAATATCTCTAACGCCTACGTGGAATATACTGCAGACGTAAAGGACAGTGAAACCTTCGACAGCCAATTCATTGAAGCCTTCAGCTGGAAGCTGGCGGCGGAGATGGCGTTCGCTTTGACCGGTAATATGAACCTTGCGACAAATGCTATCCAGGCATACAATGCTTACTTTACGGAAGCTGCTGGCGAAGATGCTGCAGAAGACAATCAGGAAGAAGCTGTACAGGATAGACTGGCTAACGCCAGATGGGAGGGCTGATAATGGGATTGTATCAACTGAAGCCAAGCTTTGCCGGCGGTGAATTGTCGGACAGCATGTACGGCCGCGTCGATATCAACAAATATGATAGCGGCGCTGCCACGTTGAAAAACTTTACGGTGCAGCGTTATGGTGGCGTGCGTAACCGCAACGGCTTCCGGCATATTGGCGTAACCTATGGAGGTAAGCGTGCCTTCTATATCCCCTTTCTGTATAACGCCAATGAAACCTATATCATAGAAGTCACTGCAGGACATTGCCGTTTTCTGTACAACGGCCAATATATTGTAGAGGATAACGGAGAGCCTTATACAATAAGCAACAATCTTAATCCAGCCGACCTGCAGGGCATCTGCAAAATAAAATATACGCAGAGTGCTGACGTGCTTTTTATCGTACATCCTGACCATTACCCTATGACGCTTACGCGCTACAGTACATATGACTGGCGCTGGGAACAGATGCCGATAACAGGCGGTCCGTTTGAGGACAGCAATGGCAGTACTGCAACGGAGGATGAGCAGGTAACGCAATTATACCGTTATGGTCCTGGAACCTACGAGCTGACGCTTCCTGATACCGTAACCAATATTTCGGTGGAATTGGCTGGTGCTGGCGGCGGTGGTGGCGGAGCTGCTATCGCAGGAACATATACGGCTCCCGGAGGTGATGGCGGCACAGGTGAATATATCCGCTTTTCAACTGATGTTCGGCCAGGCCAAAAGTATACGTTAGAAGTTGGAGCTGGTGGTAAAGGTGGTAACGGCAGGTTAAGCGAAAAGTCGGGGAAATACTTGACCGTTGATGGAGATGCTGGTGGCGCTGGCGGCAACACGATTGCGTTTGGCAGGACAGTTAAAGGTGGTGGAGCTGGAAGTGGCGGCCATATTCTTTTCTGGTTCCAGACTACACCAGGCAGCAAAGGTGCGAGCTACAAAGGCGGTGCTGTCGGTGGCACCAAGGGAACCGACGCTGGCAACATCAACGGCAAAAGCGGCGGTGACGGGTTTTGTAATATCCGCTTCCGCTATGGTAGCAAGGCGGCGAAGATAACTGCCAGTGCAACCGAAGGCGAGGTTACATTAACAGCAGATAAGGATATCTTTGAGAAAGATACCATTGGCAGCCTTATTGAACTGACTCATTATAAAAAAAGTGAATACAAAAAAGGTGTGCCCGATGCAACGGATGCGCTGCTGGTAAGCTGCCTGCCGGGCTCTAGCGTCTATGTAGAGAGCTTCGGCTTCTGGAAGGGCAACTTCTCACTGGAAAAATATAACGAGAACAGCTCTATGTGGGAGCTTGTAAGGACGCAGGACGGCAATCACAGCCAGAACTACAACTTTACCGAAAAGAACGAAGAGGAATACATCGTCAGGTACAGAGTAACCTCAACGGAATTTGATACTACTATCTGGAGCGGTGAGAATGAGAAGCAGACTGGGTACGTCACTGTGCAGAGCTTCGGCAATGATTATAGCGGTATTGTGAAAATTACCGAGTACATCAGCAGTAAAAAGGTTAAAGGCAAGGTATTGCGCACGATTGGCAGTACAGACGCTACGCAGATTTGGGCTTTTTCTCCGTGGAGCAGGAGCAAAGGGTATCCGACTGCAGCAGGCTTCTTTGAGGACCGCTTGGTATTTGCCGGCAGCACAAGATATCCGCAGACGTTCTGGGGCAGCAAGGTAGGAGATTATTATAATTTCGGTGTATCGACACCGGTGGTAGACGATGATGCGGTAACGGCTACTCTAAACGGCGGCCAGATGAACGGTATCAAAGCCATGGTAGCCTTTGGAGAATTGATTCTGCTGACAAGCGGCGGTGAATATAAGGTAAGCGGTGGCCAAGGCAAAGCACTCACGCCTAGCAATACTTTAAGTCAGGCGCAGGAATACCGCGGCATATCTGACGTATTACCGGTAACGGTAGGCAGCAGAATTGTTTTTGCACAGCAGCAGGGCAACATCATCCGTGACCTGGCATACAGCTATGAGGCTGATAAATACACCGGCGATGACCTTAATCTATTGTGCTCCCATCTTTTCGATGGCCATAAAGTGGTAGCTATGACCTACCAGCAGACTCCGGACAGCATCATATGGTTTGTCCGTGATGATGGCCTGCTCTTGGGACTGACCTATATCAAGGAGCAGGATATCTACGCATGGCATAAGCACAGCATTAAAAATGCTCGCTTTATTAATGTATGCTGCATTCCTGGCGGAGATTGTGACGAGCTTTATGCTGTAATAGAACGTAACGGTAAATACGAGAACGTTATGCTGGATAAGCAGAAAGATAACGATGTGCCGGAGGAACAATACTATGTTGATGATGGCATTACCGTACGTGGCAGCGATATAAAAGAGGTAAGCGGACTGACGTGGCTGGAGGGTGAAACAGTGGCCATACTGGCAGATGGCAATGCGCTGCCGCAGCAGAAGGTTGAAAACGGCAAGATTACACTGAGCAAGAAACACGGCTACAGTGTTGTGCATGTAGGATTGCCTATTGATGCAGTCATAAAGACATTGCCGATAGAATTTCAGATGCAGGACGGCAGCTCCATCAGCCGCAAGAAGCGTATAGGCAATCTTGCTGTTCTCTTTAAAAACACGCGTGGCGGACTGTATGGTCTGAGTGAGGGAAAGCTTGATGAAATCAAATGGCGCGATACCGAAGCATACGGCCAACCTACAAAACTTTTCACCGGTAAGAAAAAAATCGTCCTGCCTGCTGCAGGCTGGGACGAAACGCAGCAGCTTATCATTAAGCAGGATGCGCCGCTGCCGATGACGGTATTGGCCATTGTGCCGGAGATTGTGCCGGGAGGATAATATGGCGGAATATACTTTTTCTCGTCCGTCTAATAGAGATATTGAATACGTGGCTGCGCATCTGCGGCAGGACAACAGGCAGGAGCTGGCGGCGCTGTATGGTGCTGGGCATGAGCTGGATGTTTTAAAAAGAAGCGTCAGATACAGCGAACTGATTGGCTGCTTTTATATTGACGGCGTGCCTGCAGCTATCTATGGAGTAAGAAGCCCTGCTGCAATATGCTCCGTAAAATGCGTCTGGCTGCTCATGACCGACGAAACATTGAAGCATAGGCTAGTAGTAGGGCGATATACCAAACGCTTTCTGAGGGCGATTGTGGCGGCCTATGGGCCTATGTCCAATAAGGTTGATGCTGGAAACGCTGAAATCCTGCGCTGGCTCAGATGGCTTGGCGCTGAGATATCGGAACCGGTGCAATGCGGAATCTACAATCTGCCGCACAGGGAATTTTATTTTGACGAAAGAATTTTAAAGGAGGGATAGCATGGGCGTAGGAGTAATGATTGGTGCAACTCTCTTGGGCGGTTATCTGCAGGGACGTGCAGCACGCCAGCAGGCCAACGCACAGGCGGCGCAGGCTCAGGCGAATGCTGATATCGCCTATAATAATGCGCAGAAGCTGCAGGAACAGGCCGAGAAGCAGGCACAGAACAATGAAATCAACGAGGAAAACAAACGCCGCAGACTGCTGCAGCTGCAGGGGCAGCAGAGAGCCAACATCGGCGCGGCCGGAATTACGGCAAGCGGCAGCGCATTGGCGGCAATGGCAGACAGTCAGTTTAACCAGGAACAGGAGCTGGCGTTTGAACGATATAACGCACGGCAGCAGGTAGATAACATCTTCCAACAGAGTACGGACAATTTGAATCAGGGCGATGCCTATGCGTCGAGCGCCAGAGCCTACCGTAAGGCAGGCAAGCGCGCTATGATGAACAGCATGCTGCAGGCAGGGCTGAGCGTAGCGTCTAATCTTTATACGGCCAAAAGTATGGGAGCATTGAAAAGCTCAGCCGGTAAAAGCATAGGCCTGCAAAACTACAGTGTACCGGGCTACACAGAGATGAAAGGACTGCCTACTCATACCGGTGGCGGCATCTCAAGCTACAGTAATGATGGCTGGGCAAAAGCAAAATGGTAAAAATGTCATTTTGTACTTTACAAATCGGCAAAGTATGTGTGTTAAAATGATAGTGCGGAAGGGAAGCCATTCTCCCATTTTCATCATACTCTAAAAAATTAGCAACGTAGAAAGCATCTGAGGCTAAGCCTTGGGTGCTTTTTGCGTATATAGGAAAGGAGCAGAATATGGCAGTAATTGATGTTTACGAGAACCAGGCAAAGCTCGGTACGCCTGCAAGCCAGACGAGCGGTGTGCATCCTGATATGGGCGGGCAGATGGCGCTGGCAAGGGCAAATGCAAATCTTACCAATACTGTGGTAGAGGGAGGGCAGAAGCTTTATGAGCAGATAGCCATTGCCGACGTGATGAAGGCCAATAATGATTACAATATGCAGATGAGCAGGCTGCAGAATGAGCTGCTGCAGAACAAGGAAGAAAATGCAAGGGATAACCTTACCAAGTACGAGGAAGGGCGCAAGAAGATTATCAATGGCATTATGCAAAAAGGACCGTCGACGTTGCGTGGCGTTCTGGGAAGCAAGGCCTTTTACAATACCATTGAGCGTGACTGGACCGGCCAGCGTGCCCAGATGGAACGTTATACCATGGGGGAGATGGAGAAGTACCAGGATACGCAGCTTAACAATCAATACAAATTAGCTTTGAAGGACGTAGCAGTAAACTGGCATAACAATGATGATCTGGACGCTGTTATGCGCCGCGGCGATTTTATGACTGCAGCAAGGTATGCCAACTATGGCCAGGAAAAGATTACTGAAGCAAGCAACAAATGGAAGGCTGCGGTAGCGGAGACGGCAGCGCAGGCAGCTATCAATTCAGACAGCAGCGAAGGATGGACGCGTGGCGGCGAGATACTGCAGGCCTACGGTTATCTTATGGACCCGCAGAAACGTATCCAATACGACAAGATTATCAGCGCGAGGGAGAAAAGCAATGAACAAATAAAGTCATTCAGCGGACTTTATGACAAATACGATGGGGACTTTGAGAAAGCTGCGGCTGAATACAAGCAATTAAATAGTGGTACGGCCAATATCGCCAAAGGTTTGGCATTTGCACAGGGAGAGGAAGGCAAGGCTTGGGGCAGCAATCAATGCGCCAACTTTGTAAAAAAATATATTCAGACGGCTGGTGGTGATTATGATATCACCAGCAGCTTGGCTGACGGTACCTACCTTAACGCAGAACGTAAAGGGCTGACATTTAATGACCGTAAACAATTAAGGGACGGAGATATTGTCTATTGGCAGGTAGATGGCAGCAAGTACGCTACGAGCGACAACCCGGATGATGTACATTCTGACACTAAGGCCTATAAGGGCATTACCCATGTCGGCATATACAATGCCAAGACTGGTAAGGTTATACAAAGCGGTGAGCATGGTGTGAGTGAAATGGCGCTGGATGCTGCCGGATATCATACGGTAGGCTACAGCCATATCGGCGGCCGCGGTATGGATGAGACCGATATGAATAAAAGCCTGCAAGAAATGCAGTCCTATTTCTCAGCGCAAAATACAAGAAAAAGGATGGCCAAGGATAAGGCATTTGATAATTTCTCTTCGGAAGCTGTAAGAATGTTTGAAAGTGGAATACCCATAGAAGAGGCGCTGAGACAGGCGGATGTTTTTGGCGGCACTGATTTAAAAATGCGTTCGATGGCGCGTGGGGCTGTAAGCACAGCATATTCATGGGCAGGCAACGTAGACGTTTTCGGAAAACGTGCAAGCTCTGGAAGCTCCGGTGTTAGTACAGGCAAAGGGTTAGCTATGGGACAAAAGCAAAAGCTTACAGAGCTTCTTGAAGGCGGTTACTTCAATGACAAAGAAGAATTTGCTGATTTCATTCTGAACTATGGACCAAGTAAATCTGAATATGATTCATTGATGACGACATACGATAATTTCCGTAAAGGAACTGGCGCATATAAATATAATTGGGGTGAGATAGAAAGCATTGTAAAAGCAAGTACTGGCCTCAAAGGAGAATACGCTCAAATGCAGTGGATTGGAGCAAAAGATGCTGGTAGAGAATTTATACAAAACTATATGTCAAAAAATGGAGTACAACCATCAGACAGTGAAGTTATCCAAGCATGCATTGACAGTTTAACAAAACAGACAGTTGCTACATACAGGCAACCTGGATTGCTTTGGGGTACAAACGAATACAATGTAGAGGCAAGCAATGCTGACTTAGCTCGCGCCGGAATCAAATCTAATGGCATAACCCCGATTGGCGGCGGTATTTACAAAGTAGAGATGATGGACGGTAGAATCTTTAGTATGAGCGGTGAAGATTTAAAAAACAGAATCGGATAAGGAGGACGAACAGCATGGATGAATCTAGATTGAATTTCCTTAAGGGACAAATGGAATCACCATACGCTACGGTACGTGAAAGCACGTGGAAGTTTCATGGTGATGTTCAGCCTGACTATGGCATTGTAGACAATAAGATTACAGAAGAAAAAGCAAAGGACTTGGCTGATATTAACGCAGCTAATGGCATTAAGCCAGTAAGCACAAGCGATAACAGCTTTGTGGACATGGTAAAAAACACCAACGCTTATAAAAAGTACTTTTACAGTAAAGACGATGTGTTGTTGGAAGCAAAAAAAATCAGCGCGGCCACAAACATTCCGGAAAATGCCATCCTGGCTAACGCTGATAATCTGGCCAACGCACGCAATGTATATAATTATCAGCAGAAGGCAATGGACCCGCAGGCAGTGTTTAAGGCCTACCCTGAGCTGAGCGAGCTGGCCAAGCTGAGTGATACTGACGCTGCTATTGCTCTGCATAACTTGAAGAACGTGCGCCAGACGCAGGGCATTATTGAAGCAGCCAAGACCGGCTGGGAGCTTGATAACCTGATGAGTGAGCGCGGCCGTATGGGCTACGCTGCTATGAACGGCAAAGAGCTGACGGATGCTGACATTGCACGTTTGGGAGAAATTGAAAAAGCACAGAAAAATTCCAAGGAACTGCCAGGACTTTTTGAGGACCCGATGAGTGCTATTGTCGGCGGCACAGTGCAGAGCGGCAAGATGATGCTGCGTAATGCTCTTAATGGCCAGAAGATGGGCGTATACGGCGCTGGCTTCGGCGCGCTTCTCGGCGGTATTGCCGGCGGCGGTGCAACGCTGGGTGCCGGTACTGCTGCAGGCGCGGCCGCAGGTGCCAAGATTGGTTATAGTGTCGGCAGCCGTATCGGTATGGCGCAGGATATGTATGACGAAATCGCCGGCAACAATTACCTTGATTATAGAGGCTATAAGGATAAGCAGGGCAGGCAGCTGCTGACAGATAACCAGGCGCGCAGCTATGCTGCTGTAGCAGCAGCGCTGGAAACAGGCATTGAATTCAGCAACGCAGACAAAATCCTGAACGTCATCAAAGGCGGTGCAGGGGCGCAGAGCATCAAAGAAATTATCAGCAGTGCCAAGGACAGCACGGAGCTGCAGAGCCTGCTTGCCGCATATCTGCGTGACAGTGCAAAGAACATCGGAACAGTGGCCATCTCCGAGAGCGCGGAAGAAGGCGTGCAGGAGATGAGCAACAGAATTATTTCTGATATTGCTGCAGCAAACAATCCTGGCGGTGATATCCCGACATATACGGCAAAGGATGTTATCGTTGGCGGCTTGGAAGCAAGCTGGCAGGCGTTGCCTGCGTCTATCGGCTTTGGCGCTGGTGCGCATGGAGCAAGCACGGTATCTTTTATGCGTCGTGCATCCGCGGCGCTGCAGCTGAAAAGTGAAGAGCAGAAGGCTAACCTGCGTGATGCTAATGGTATATCTATGCTGAGAAGTCTTGCCGAGGATATCAAAAATAATTCTTTGTTTAAAAAATCTCCGGAAGTATATAACGAGGTACTGAATAATCAGCTCAAAGGCACGGAGCTGGAAACTATTAACATAGATACAGAGTATGTACTTAATCAGCAGGGCGGCTATGAGCTTTTGAAATCTGCAGCAAAGGCAGCAGGCATAGGCGAACAGTATCTTAAAGACATCATCGACACTAAGGCAGATTTGAAAATCAGTACAGCAGATTATGTATCTAAGCTGCTGCCGACTGAAATCGGCGCTCATTTGGAAGACTATATCACATTCAGCGATATCAGCGAATGCCTGGCACGCAACAGAGAATATGCCGGCAGGATGCGCCGCGAGATGGACCGCATATTGGCATATGAGAACCGCCAGCGTGAAGATGCTTTGAATACCTACCTTGATAATAACTTCCATACTCCGGAAACCCGTGAGATAGCAGAGGCAGTATTGCGCCGCTTTCCGGATAATCCTAAGGAAGGCGTAAAGGAAATCAGAAAATCACTGCAGGCCAAGATTGACGAGCCGCTCAATCAGATTATCGAAGAGCTGGAAAAGGGTATGGGCAATGGCGTAGCTGTAGTAGAAATCCCCGAATATGATAATCAGATGCGTGGCCGTGGCATCAAGGTAAGCAATAACGACCCATGGTATCAGCGCTACTATAAAGAGAATAAGCATAAGCCCTCTAAGATGGAACTGCGTGAGCTGGCGCGTGAGATTTGGACCGGCCACAACGAGTATGGGCTCTTTGGCTGGGAAAACCGCACGCCGGAAGATAACCAATGGTATGAGAATAACAAGGCAGCTATGGAAGCAACGGAAGAAGCTATCCGAAGATTGGATGCATTGACTCCTGCTCTGGAAAAAATAGATCCGGGCGAACTCTCTATTACTGAAGGCCTGAGCGAAGAGGGCTTTGAGGTATACCGTAAGCTGCGTGGCAAGCTGGAAGGAGCTGAAAGCAAAGAAGTGCGGCAGGCAGCACAGATGAGTGCTATCCTTGCCGCACGAATGGCAGACCGCATGGCTGAGCTGCATAGACAGGTTGGCCATACTAAATATACTGCGCTTGATTATGCGCGTAGTATTGGGCTTATCAGAAGTGAAAGCGAAGCTGCGGAGCAGAAGTTTAATCAGGCCGCTATGCGTAAGGAAAATAAGCGTTATGTATTAAATAAAGATGGTAACGTCGATTGGGGAAATGTCAATGAACTTGTTGCCGATGATGGTACAACAATAAAAAAAGCACCCGTAAGGATGCAGATTGGATATCAGGTTGGCGCCGGTGATGCTGGAGCAGGCTATATTCATATAAAGAATAGACATACTGGATTTATAGAAGGGAAAGGATATAAGAATGTAAGTGATATTGTATATGATGTTTTGGAAAATGCCGATTTTGCTGTCAAATCTATATCTGCAGATGGACGGGAAAGAATAGCTTTAATAAGAGATTTAACTCCACATACAAGCATATTATTAGCTCTTGATTATACTGAGGAGGGCAATGATAGCTATTACACTATAGTTAGCATTATGCCGCAGTCAAAGAAGCAAACAAAAGAAGCAAAAGAAAAAGCATTATCTTTTGATGGGAGCGTTCGCCCATCGCCCGCTACCGGCAGCGGTGCCTTTTTCACTCCAACCGAAACAAAGGCCGGAATCGAAGGAGGTTCGTTCGCTGGCAAAGATAATGCTTTTGATACTGTAAGTTTATCAGATGCTGACCAGTATGTCAATGAGTACACATACGAGCAAAAAAGATGGCAAGCTGCGCCGCTTATAGGCAATGAGCTTACAATTCAACGTCCAGCGGAAGAAGTTCTTGAGGCTTATAGAAATCTGGAGAGCATGGAGCCGATAAGTTTAGATACTGCTATAATACAAGGGGATGATATTAAACAAATAAGAAAGAATGCTATAAAAATATGTGCGTCAATGTATATGAAAGATAAAAAAGCGATACCTGTATATACTAAATATGGCGAAGCTTTAAGCGTAGTTAAAGGGACGGCAAAAGAAATATTAAGGCATTCTGCGAATAAAGATATTATATGTTTGCTTGCTAATCTGAAAGAATTGATTGGAAGCGCTGAATTGCTCTACGAATCTAATCCTAACCCCAAAAGGCTGAAACGTATGATAGATTACGTTACCATGTATAAAACTTATGGCACGAAAGCTGAGATAAATGGTACGGAGTATTATGTTAAGCTTTTGGCAAGGGTGCAGACAAATGGTGATATAGTATTACATGATGCAGATATCAGCGAAGTAAAAAAAATAAAGGCCGAACCAACAGGCCCAAGTGATGCGACTTACAATGCCGCGCTTATGCCTAAAGGTTCAACCTTTGCTATAAATAGTATACCATGGTGGCTTAATGAAGTCAAGACGAAGTTAATCTTGGTAAATAAAGTTCAACAAAATGATAATACGTTAGACCAGAAAGCATGGCATGGCACGCCTTACGATTTTAAAAGGTTTGATATTGGCAAAATCGGTGATGGCGTTGGTGACCAGGTACATGGCTGGGGCCTGTACTTTGCTAAGGATAGAAAAATATCAGAGGCATATAAGGAAGTGCTTGGGGCTGACGCTGGCGCAGTAATTGTAGATGGGGTTACGTACAAAATTGATGAGGAGGGAGATTGGGCAACAGCAGCAGGACAGAAGCTCATTGACAATGATCCGTTAGAATTTGTTCTGGATACGTTTGATGCAATGGGCGGAAGCAAGAATAAGGAAAGTGCAATAAAAAGCTTAAAGGAAAGAATTGCCGGAACCAAAAGAACGGCTAATACAGAAAGCTATATTGCTAAACTAGAAGAAGCGATAAACATTATTGAAAAAGCTGACGTGAAGTACGAAAATACTTCACGCCTGCTGAAAGTGGAAGTTCCAGAAAACGATGTATTGCTAGACGAACAAAAGACTTTCATTAATCAGAACAAAAATGTACAAGCGCTTTTGAAAAATACTATAGAATCTTTGGATGATGCGCGGTCAATGAAGTTCTGGGAAAATCTGCTGAACTTTAAATTAAGAGCTTTTGATAATGCTGGCAAGGTTCAGTTTAAGATTGATGGCTTCAATAAATTAGCAGATGGCATTGGTAAGCTTTTAGAGAGCAATTCTAATACATTTGGCTATAGAATGCTTGCAAGAAGCTTGGAAAGATACGGATATAGCAAAGAAGAAATTGAAAAGCTAAAGTCAGATGGTGAGTATCGTAATCAAGAACAAGAGAAGCTCAGAAGCCAGGCTGCTGCTTTAGAAGAAGAATTAGAGCGTGCCAAAGCAGAAGATGCTGCTGCAAAAGAGAAGGTTATCAACCAGGCGAAAGCTGATATTTCCGGTACGCTAGGGGGCATGTTTACAGGCAACAAGATTTACGATGCTCTGGCGAAGGCTGTAGGGGAAGAGGATTATAATTGGCGTGGCGCGTCTGAGCTGCTTAATGAGCACGGAATTAAAGGCATAGCTTACGAAGGTATGAAGGATGGCCGCTGCTTCGTCGTCTTCGATGATAAGAGCATTGATATTATAGAGCGTTACAACCAAGCAGCTGGCGAGCGTGCTATGACGGCCAACATGGAGAAGCTGAAGGAAGCAAAAGAAATGCTGGCCAAAGATGCAGATATGAAAACTATCTACAAAAAGACCGGCTGGCATCGTGGCGCTGATGGTAAATGGCGTTTTGAGATACCGGATAATTTGGATGAGATAGATGCTGCTAAATTTCCGGAAGAAGGATATGCTATACCGTTAGGAGAGATATATAATAATCCTAAACTGTATGAAGCTTATCCGTGGCTAGCTGACGTCATGGTTCAGTCTGAAGCTATGGAAGAACAGACCTTGGGAGTAGCTGCTGGTGAAGGCTACATTGGAATAAACAGCAATCTGCTAGGAGACGGCATCAAGCAGGAGATAACCATAAACGGCATAAAGTATAAACGCGTAGTAAGTAAGGACGGGGCTAAGGCCGGTAAGTTCTTTTCTAATGGTGATGAGTTCGTAGAGTATGCGCTTAATCATGGTATTAAAAACAATACGTTTGACAAACAGGCCGCAATGAATAGTTTGAAGGAGCTGATGCAAGAAAAAGAATCTGTTATAGAAAAACTTAGAAACAAAAATAACAATGGGCAGTTTAATAAAGGCATATTGGACAGAGAAAAAGAATTAAACAAGATAAGAGGAGCAGCAGAGTTTGTTGGCAGAGCGGATATTGATTTTAATGAAGTCAAAAAAGCTGACAGAGATGTGGAAGCGGCCCACAAGAATTTAGCTGAAACTCTCATCCATGAAATCCAGCATATCATCCAGAATGCAGAAGGCTTTGCTGGCGGTGGCAGCCCGGCCAAAGTAAACGAGCAGATGAAGCGCCAGCTCCTGAAGTATGATGAAGAAATAGAGCGCCTACATCCAAAAGGCAAAGAATATGTTACGGCTATGCTCGAATATGACATAGCTGACTTTGAACATGACACCGGTGAAATTTCCGATGAGGCTTTTGCTGATATCAAAAATAAGGTTAAAGAGCTGGAAGCACAAATCCCTGAAGAAAAAGTAAAGCGACTGCAGGAAATCAAGGAGCTGCAGACAGATTTGGAGTGGCAAGCTGAAGATGAAAACTCTAGCGATTATGAAAAATACTTCCGCTTGCATGGAGAGCAGGAAGCCAGAGTAGCATCAATGAAAGCACGGCTCTATACCATGGGCGTAAGCCAGGAAAGAATTGACAACGAAGTGCTGAACGCTATAGATAATCCTATCATTGTATTTGGCGGCAAAAGCTACAGCATGGACTCTGATCAGCGCGGCTTATGGCAGATCAAAGGCCAGACTGCCTTTAAAACTACCGGCGAAAAGGTTATTTCTCTGTTCAAAGCTGCAGACCAATCGACATTTATGCATGAGATGGCTCATATCTATCTGCATGATATGCTGGCGCTGGCAGAATTACCGAATGCTCCGAAGCAGCTGCTGGATGATGTGGCCACGATTAACCAGTGGGCAGCGTGGAGTGATACACAATTTGTCAAAGAGTACAAAGGCACTGCTATGGAGAGTGAGTTTAAAAAGCTCAACGAGCAGATGAAAACTGCAGTTGCCAAAGGCTCCGTTGAAATCGAAGGCAAGGCAATGACCTTGGAACAGATGCAGCAGCTCTGGATGCAGGAACGCTTTGCCCGCGGCTTTGAAAACTATCTGAAGAGCGGTGAAGCGCCTACAGAAGCAACGCGCAGTATCTTCCGACGCTTCAAACAGTGGCTGACTAAAATTTACCGTGCATTCAGCCAGATTGGCGGTGCTCCGTCCAAAGAGGTTAAAGCAGTTATGGACCGCATGATTGCCAGTGAAGATGAAATCGACATTGCTATGAGAAAAAAAGGCGTGGATGATTTTTCCGAAAGCGGCGGCATGAACTATCTGGAGGGAAGCACGAAGGACGTATATCGCCGTATGGTAGAGCGTGCCAAGGCTGATGCGGAAGAAAAGGTGCTCAAAATAGCGCTGAAGAACGTTAAGGAAGATTATCAGCAGCAGGAAAAGGAATTGTTTGAGCGTGAGGAAGCAGAATACCGTGAGAAGCTGGCCGCAGAACCGGTATTTATTATCCAGGAGCATATCAAGAATAACCCTAACATTAGCACATCCGTTATCTGCGAAACACTGGGCATGAACGTGGAAGAATATGTCAAGCAGCTTAAAGAGTATGGCGGTAGCTTGGATGCTGCAGTAAAAGCTCATATGAAAGAGTTTAAGGAAGGGATAGATAACAGCGGCATAGATGCTCAGTATTTCCGTGAACGTGCGGAAGAAGTGGTGCAGGAGAGCAAATACCGTAAGCTGGCCACGGCGATGGAGCTGGAAGCGTTTGAGCGTATTGCCAAAAAGCAGCGTAACCTGACTACCAGAATAGAGGCCGAAGGCAAGAATGATGCTGCAGAAAAAGGTGTCATTAAGACGGTAGACAAGATGACCAGACAAAGCAAGCAGATAGAAGAGCTTACTGCAGAAACAAAGGGATTGAAGCAGGATAAGCGTGAGCTGCTTGCTAACGTGCGTGGCCTGCGTGATGCAGCGCTGCGTCATTACAAGGAATACGTGCAATTCGTTGAGATGAAGCTGGAGGTTATGCCTATTGAGGATGCCAACAATTACCAGATGTGGCGCAGAAAATCAGCGCAGGCGCAGTATAACTCTGAGCAATCGCTTGTCAAAGGCAACTGGGATAAGGCCGTCAAATACAAACAGGCCCAGCTGATCTATGACATGTTTGCTGACAGAGCTGTCCGCAATGCCAAGCAGATAAAGAAGATTGAAGATGGCCTGAAGCGCAAGCAGCAGACTATCAGTAAAGCGAAGAATATATCTGCAGATGAACGCTATGCATATAATCACCTTATGTATGTCTTTGGCTTTTCTGATGCCGACGCACCGGTACCGCCGCATTATGAGGGCATCATGGAAGTGCTGATGAAAGCAGATGCTACAAGGGAAGAAGGCGGCCTTATGCTGGAGTCGCCGTTCTTCGGACCAGACGGCCAGACCAATCTGCCTGAATGGTTCCTGCAGGCGGCAATGAACAGCAATAAACGCAAAGCTGGGCATAAGGATTTGAGCAATATGCAGGTTGATTTGGTGGCACAGGTTATGCATATCATCTATAAGCGCGGTATGGATAATATGAAGCTGGCTACGATTAAAACCAAGGACGGCAGAACCCTGACTGTTGACGAAGCAGTTGCTGAGATTGAAGGACAGGTGCGCCAGCGCATGGTGGAGCGCGCCAACACTGACCCGACGGGTGCCAATAAAAACAGATGGCAGGATGATGCTGCAAACTATATCGACCAAGCTGACAGAGTGCTGATCAAGCCGGAGGTAGAGCTGAAGAAGATGGGTGATGTGGCGCTGCACTATATCTATGACCCGCTGAAGGAAGCTGCAGACAAAGAGCTGAAGATGGCCGTGAATATGCAGAACAAATTAAAAGGACTGTTCGATGCTTATTCTCCCGAGGAACTGGCAGATATGCGTAACAAACGCCGCTATAAATTTGGTTCGTCGAAGATTACCAAGGAACAGGCGATTATGATTGCACTCAACTGGGGTACTGAAACGAACCAGCAGCGTGTGTTGGACGGGTACCATGTCAATGTAGCGCAGGTAAAAAATGTGCTGCAGTATCTGGATGAGCGCGATTGGAATCTAGTCAACAGCATCTGGAAGCTCTACGATATCCATTGGGGGCAGATATGCGAGATTGAAGCACGCATGACTGGTGCCGTGCTGCAGAAGCAGGAAGCGAAAGGCTTTGTTGTTGTCGGACAGGACAGAAAAATTTATACCTTGGATGGCGGCTATTTTCCCATTAAATATGATCTGCGCGATTTGCGTACACAGGAGCAGGCTGACGCTGCACAGCAATCTGCTATGAGCAACATTGCAATGTCTATGGGCAAAGGCTTCTTGAAAGAACGTACTCAGCATAAGGTTGAGCGTAGGCTGGATCTTAGATTTGAAGTTATCAGCGGCAGTATTACTGACGTTATTCATCTGGTGGCATTCCGTGAACCGGTACGCGACGTGCGCCGTATAGTTCTCAATGAGAATTTCAAGAATCTCGCTTATAACTACCTTGGCCAGAACGCTTATAAGAATCTGAAAAAGTGGACCAGCGATTGTTGGGCGGAAGAACCGATACCGAGGACGGCATACGAAAAGGGGATGGCCAAACTGCGCAATGCTCAGACAATGGGAACAATGGGCTTCAGGGTAACAACGGCGCTGCTGAATATCGCCAACGCTCCAAGCGTAGCTCATTATATGGGTGCTGCCGAGCTGCTGCACTCGCTCAAAAAGTTTTACAGCGCACCGCGTCAGCATGCGGATTTCGTTTTTCAGCGCTCTGTTTTCATGGCGGAACGTGCGGAAACCATGGATGCCAGTATCCATGATGCGCTGAAAGAGCCTAATATCCTGGATGGTATTCCGGGCATTGGTAAGGCTGGCGAGGCCATAAAAAACAATGCTTTCAAGATGATAACCTGGACAGATCTGATGTTGGCGCTGCCGCTTTGGCAGCATGAATATGAAAAGACCTACAATGCAGAGGTTGATGCCGGACGTTCGCCACAGCAGGCGAGGGAAGCAGGCGTAAATGCCGGTGATGCTGCAGTACGCTGGTGCTTCGGCAGTGGCCGTACGGTAGATAAAGCTGCTATCCAACGCAAGAACGGCGAGCTGATGAAGCAGCTTACTATGTACTACAGCTATAACTCTACAGTCTATAATGCGCTCAATTATAAATTATGGGAAGCAAAGGTAGGGTATAAGAAGGCCGTAGCGGCAAGTGCAAAGAATAAAAGCATGGCTCTGATGAAGGCTGTAGCTCATGCCGGTGATGCGCTGCTGATGTGGGTGCTGCTGCCGGCTGTTATATCTGCTGTACTGCGTGCTGGGGCGAGCGGTGATGATGACGATTGGAAAATCGAAAAGCTCATCAAGAGCATAGGGCAGGAATCTCTTACAGGCATTGTCGGTGGAATACCGGTGCTGCGTGATGCTGTACCTTACCTGATGGCCAAGGTATTTGATGAGCATCAATTCACTCCAAAAATTCCTATTCAGAATACCATTGAGCAGACAAACAGAGTTATCCAAAGTGCTGTTAGTGACAAGAAAACTATCAGCGATACGCTGCGGGAGATGGGCAAGCTGACAAGTCAGGTTACCGGAGCGCCCAGCACGTTGATAGATAGCTTTACAACAACGCTGCAGTATCTGGAAAGCGGCTTCGATGAAAGCGTTGCGGATTATCTGCGCGCCTTGATCTTTGATAAAAAGCTGAAGAAAAATCAAAAATAGTCATTTTGTACTTTACAAAACGGCCTGAAAGCCGTGGTAAAATATTATTGTCAATAAGTATGTAAAAAGCCCTGGCTGATGCCGGGGCTTTTGCTTTATGGAAAGGAGCAGAACATGACAGTACAGAAAGACGTTACTAAAAACATATATGTTGGTAACGGCTCGACAAGGACATTTCCGTTTACCTTTGAGTGTCCTGCAGAGCATCCGGAATATATTAAGGTATATCTGATGCAGGATGATGGCACGGCGCTTGCCACAAGCGATTATCAGCTGGACATGGATGCAAGGCAGATAACATATCCTAGCAGCGGAACAGCGTTGCCGGAAGGCAAGAAACTGGTTATCATGCGTGAGCTGCCGCTCCAGCAGATGATGAACCTTGTCAACAACGGACCGTACTTCGCGGAAGATATTGAAACAGCGTTTGATGAAAACGTAATGGCTATGCAGCAGATAGCTGAAAAACTTAACCGCAGTATTACCATGAGTGTGGATATAGATGGCAGCGCGTTTATCAATGAAGTGCCGTTTGAAGCAGGCAAATCTTTCCGCATAGCCGACGATGGCAAGAGCATTGTTTTGACGGAGGACCCGGCAAGGGTAAGAGAGATTGTGTTGGAAGCATCAGATACGGCTCAAGCGCAAGCACAAATAGCAACGCAGCAGGCAGAAGCGGCAAAGCAAAGCGCGGATAGTGCGATGAGCAGTTATACATCAGCACATACAAATGCTAATGCGGCAATGCAGTATAAAGAAAGCGCTTATGCTGCGCAAAAGCAGACGAAAGAATATATGGATACGGCAGATAAACATCGTGCTGCTGCAGAGAAGAGTGCCCAAGATGCAGCGAACAGTCTATCGCAACTTGGACAACATGAAGCGAACGCTGCTGCCAGCGCAAAGGCTGCAGAACAGAGCGCAGCGACTGCACAAAGTGCGGCAGGTAATATTAGTAACTATGCAAGTAGTGCAGCTCAAAGTGCTAGTGAAGCGTTAGACTATCGGAATGCAGCAAGCGTTTATGCGGCAACGGCAAAAAATTATAGCGAGAATGTTAACTTGTTTACTCCTAAGGTGTCCGATGATGGTGTATTGTCTTGGACTAACAAAGCAGGACTAAGTAATCCGGCACCGGTAAATATCAAAGGAGCAAAAGGTGATACAGGTGCTAAAGGCGAACGAGGGGCGCAAGGTTTGCAAGGCGAACAAGGCATCAAGGGTGAGCAAGGCGCAACAGGGCCGCAAGGCGAAAGAGGTCCGCAAGGGTTGCAAGGTCCGCAAGGAGTAAAAGGCGAACGGGGAGAAAAGGGCGACCAAGGAGAAAAGGGTGACCAGGGAACCGGCGTTACAATCAAAGGTAAGTATGATAGTTTATCTGCTTTACAGGCGGCTCATCCTAGAGGCAACGATGGCGATGCTTATATGGTAGGTACGAGCCTCTATGCGTGGACTGGCAGTGCTTGGGTGGATTGTGGCAATATTCAAGGTCCTAAAGGCGACAGGGGAGCAACAGGAGCGGCGGCAACAGTTACTATTGGCAAAGTGATTACTGGCGCAGCAGGTACGGCGGCGCAGGTTACCAACAGCGGCACTACATCAGCGGCTGTGTTGAACTTTACTATTCCACAGGGAGCTAAGGGTGACAAGGGTGAGCAAGGCGCAGTTGATAGCGGCGCGCTGAGTGGTTATCTGCCATTGACGGGTGGAACGTGCACAGGAAGCGTGGGCGCACCCAGTTTCCAGACAGGCACAGGTGCAAACAATTATTTCCAGTGCCGCAAATTTAGGGGCGAGGGCGATGCTAACTCCTATTATCACGCTATAGATTTTGGGTATTCCGGGCACGATAGCACCGACTTTTATGAGTATGACGCGAACTGGAACTTTTATCAATGTACAACAGGCATAAAATCCGGAGCCGTTTTGGTGGGCAACATTAACGGAAACGGCTGGAATGGTGGGGCGCGTCTGACGGGCGCGCCGACTGCACCTACTGCGACTGCAGGAACAAGCAATACTCAAATTGCTACAACTGCATTTGTACAGAAAGCAATCCCTACAAACGTATCGTCATTCATAAATGATGCTGGCTATCTTACGCAACATCAATCGCTTGATGGCTACGTCAAGAGCAGCGAGCTTAAAGCCGTAGCTAAAAGCGGCAGTTATAATGACTTGTCGGATAAACCTTTTATACCGACTGTGCCTACAGATATTTCAGCGTTTACAAACGATGCAGGTTATCTGACACAACATCAGCCACTTGATGGCTATGCTAAGACTTCCGTGGAAAACACGTGGACAGCTCAACAGAATTTTTATGACCTTATGCTTAACCGAGAGAAGTACACTACTTATGCTGTCAATGGCACATCCGATACACCTATTACATCTACAATGGTTTATGCCGTAGTAGGAGCATTTACACTTGACCTTGCTACTTTGGCTGGGGCATTAAGTGCTAGTCAATCATCCGTATTTACTGCATATTTTGCTGCAAATGCAGATTACAGTTTGACTATAAGTAATGCAGGAAAATTAAAATATGTTGGTAGTGCAAGTGACGTAGCTATTACAAGCGCAGGATTGCTCCTTAACATATGGATGAGCAAAGATGGCGGTGGTACGCTCACTAGCATTGTGCAAGCTAGTAAGTTATCGTAGAGGTGGTGCATAATGGGACTTAATAGAATGATGATGAATAGCGGAGTAAAGGTTGAGGATGGTAGCAAGAAGTGGAGTTATAGGGAGGCAGATAATAAAACAATAGCTTTTACTGTTCCACCGGGGGTTAAAAGAATCAAAGTGGTTGCAGTAGTTGACTATGCTGAAGGTACCGAAGACTATTCAAGTTTTTATGCTTGTATTAAAAATACAATAAATAATATAAAGTGGGGTGAAGGCATCTCAGAATGTGAGACACTTGAAAATATAAACCACGTAGATATTGATTCTATTGTAGGCGTAACACCAAATAAAACCTATACATTGCATTTTGACTGTTATTATACAACAGATGGTGTAACTTTTTCATGGGGTAAAGCAATAAATGACATGACACCCACAGTTGAAGATTATTAAGCAAAGGAGGAACATCCATGTTAACAAGACTTATGTTTGGCGGGGGGGTACTGCGCAGGTATTGATAATGCAAGCTGGACAGCAATTCGTAACGTCGGGACGCTACTATTATGGTTATAAAACTTCTAGTCCTGCGTATGGTTCTCTCACACCTAAATATATTGAATATCAAGGCAAACAATATGAAATAGGTAATTTTTATACTACTCCTTATGGTATTTCCTTGCTCACTTTCCAAAACAATATAGCACCTCCTGCCACAACTATTGTTATTGAGGTGAATGGTAAAAAATATACTATGGTGAAAAATGAGGATACTGGTAGTTTTAAAAGTGAAGCTAACATCTTTACAAACACAGGCACATACACAATCAAAATCCTATCAATAGAATGAGGTGATTAAATGCAAACAACCTATAAATACAAAGACAAAGATTACTCTAACCTTTATGCCTTATCCGAAGCCTTAGGCAAAGAGGGTATCTTTATTCCGCGATCTTTGCCGGATGCAGAATTGGAAATGCTGGGCGTAACCATTACCCATACGGAAGAGCCGTTAGAGGTAATTAAGCAGCGTAAGATTTCGGAGCTAAAATATCAAAGAGACACGGCAGAGGTTGAACTAATTAAATATGGCGAACATGCTTATGATTACGATAGCAAGGCGAGGGATAGAATCAGCGCAGCTATTATCGCACTGGAACTGCAAGGCGAAGGAGCCACAATAGAGTGGACTACGGCAGATAATGCCGACACGCCAGTGACGGCTAACGATTTAAAGATGATTATTGCTGCCGTTGCAGTACGCTCAAACACATTGCACACTGCATATCGTGTAGCAAAAGGAAAAGTTGAGGCAGCGACTACAGCGGCAGAAGCGGATGCTGTGACGCTTGAATTTTAATTATAGGGGTGTAGCAGATGATAGAACAATCTTTGGATGCAGCGCTAAATTCCGTAATCAACGTTGTATCTGGTGGCGTATTTACGTTGCTAATCACGATGTATCGCGCTAAGAAAAAAGAAAACGATGCTTTAAAAGCTGGCGTGCAAGCTTTATTGAGGGACAGAATTATTCAGGCTTATAATCACTACGTCCAGGACAGAGGATGGATACCAATCTACGCAAAAGAGAGTATAGATGCCTGCTACAAAAGTTATGAGGCATTAGGCGATAATGGCGTAATCGATAATCTCATGGAACAAATTAATGAATTACAGAATTATCCACCAAAAGATAAAAGAATGAGAGGTGAAGATAATGCGTAAGTTCTTGAACATGATAAAAAAAGACGATAACGCCTACAGTGTGGGCAGGGTATGCGCCGTTGTAAGCTTTATCGTTTGGTGTGGTATATCGATTTGGCTGGCAGCGTTCGCCAGAACCTGGGGTAACTACGAGGCCTTCACGCTTGGCATGGTGGCGCTGCTGTTGGTACAACTTGGTAACAAGGCCATTGAAACAAGAATGTTTAAGGTGACAAAGGAGGAACAAAGACAATGCGTAAGGTAATAGCGGAAGCTAACGATATCAGCTTCGGGGCGGCCATCTTGCTTGTAAAAGACGGCTACAAAATCCAAAGAAAGGGATGGAACGGAAGGGAGCAATATGTGGAGCTGGCAACATGTTTAAGTTATAAAAATGCTGCTGGCGAGATTATTAATGTAGAGCACCAGGATATTGGCAACCAGGCGCTGGCATTCGTTGGAACAAGAGGCGTACAAATTGGCTGGCTTGCTAGTCAGTCCGATATGTTGGCAAATGATTGGAGGGCGTTTAGATGATTATTACTGGCATGGCACACTTTGAATCCGTATGCAAAAATAAATTAGTTGAATGGTACAACCATAATAGCAAAGAGCAAATTACGCTTGAGAATGTGTTTGTGGTTTGGGCGTGCAAAACGCTGCAGAACTACAAGGCACTGCTGTCGACTACTATCAGCGGCGATGGCATTTACGCTGAATATACTTACAACGGCGACAAACAAGAAATGTACGAAGACGTATACAAGAAGGCGTCAAATCGCTGCATCAGAAAGGAAGATTAACCATGATTGGAGATTTATCTAAACGCTATGAGTCTAATGGTGATGCTGGCTGCATCAGCAATGGCTACGGCGACGCTGGAGGAAAATCCTACGGCATGTATCAGCTGTCTAGCAACATGGGAGTTGTTGATGACTACATCAGATGGCTGCGTAGAAATGGCTATTGGTTTGCAGAGAATTTAGCAGAGCATCCAGTTGGTAGTCTTGCTTTTGATGAGGCATGGCGCTGGCTTGCCTATAGTAACAACAAAGCCGACTTTGAAAAAAGTCAGCATGACTATATCTGCGACGCTTATTATAAGCCGGCTGTAGCTGCTCTCAAGTGTAACAACTATAATATTGAAAAGCATCATGAGGTTATGAAAGATGTTGTTTGGAGTCGCGCTGTACAATATGGCGCTGGCAACATTGGGGAGATGTTCGCAGAAGCCTGCGAGCAGCTGGGATATCCTAACCTCAGCTATGTTGATGACAGCAGCTTTGATGCTGATATGATCAAGGCAATCTACCTGAAAGTTTGCAGCACTCCGGCATGGACCAACGGCAGCCCTGCTTTAAGACAAGGGTTGTACAGCCGTTTTGAAAGAGAGTGCGCAGAGGCGCTGGAAAGAATTTAAAGCTCATGCTTTAAATATAGTCACCGTGCAAGAGGCTTTAGTTATTCCCTCTCCTATACGCGTAGCATTTTCTGGTAAATTTTGCGTAACAGCCGGTGACACAGTTTATAATGATAGGAGGTGGTATGATGGAAGAGCTGCAAGCATTTGTAACCGACAAGAAGTTTTTAGCCGGCCTTATCATAGGTTTTACGCTTGGTGCATTGCATCATTACTTCGGACTTTAATTTAGTTATATCCTGAATATCCAATACTACGAGAGACGTAATTTAATACGCGTTTTGCAAAAAAATCACCTACAAACTGTTTCGAAATGGTTATAGGTGATTTTTGCTATGAGGTTAAGATGAGACATGAAAAAATTTGGAATACAAAAATCATCCTTGCTTTTGCCGCTGGGTTGCTTATTGCTGGTGGTGTCTATGTCACTAACCGTGCAGGCTGGCTCACCACAGAAAACGGACGAAGTAACGGAGTACGTGATGACGGAGTATCAGTACAGCAAGTTAAAGAGCAATTTGGCAGAGCTGAAAAAAATCAACATTCAATCACAGACGGCGTTACAGCAGTCGAGGGAAGAGTTGAGAGCATCCAACAGCAAACTGCTGACGTTGCAGAATCAACTGAAAGAGCTGAACAACGTCTGTCTGACGCTGAAAGTCAAAACGAAAGAGCAGGAGAGCTTATTGCAGAATGCGAATCAATCCTTGGCTCAGTTAGAAAAAGAGTTCAACCTAAAACGAAAACAAATTAAAAGACAGCGTAATATAGCCTACGTTATTGCTGGGTGTGCATTGTATATAGCGATAAAAAATTAACAAGGGAAATAGAAAAGGCAGGAGCGAATCCTGCCTTTTAGTATAGTAATTAAGCTGCTAAATTTATAGCAATAGTAAAAGTATATACGCTCATACCGTCACGGTTCCGCGGCACCAACATAAATTTTATTTATGTTGGAACAATATATAGAATGAAAATGCTGATTGAACTTGCAGAAGTCAATCAGTTTTTTTGTGTTTAAATTTAAATGCTCATTGTATAATGATAATCTGTTTAAAGTTTTTCGTGCTAACAAAAAAGCAGCTATTACACATGCATGAAGCTTGCTGATAGCTGCCTTTTGTTATGCCCACTTGACAAACCGCTTTGACAAATATATCATATAGACCTTCGCCTTACGTAATCTACGGTTTCCGATTTATTCAGCCGCGCAGAAGACAGGTCTGAGCCTTCGGGAGCGACCCTGAGCTTCCTGCCCCTTTTACCTGCCGCGGGAATGGCTACCCGCAAATTTCACCCATCTTTCAGATAATTGCATTTTTATGGTATGCGCAACCAGGTATTGAGCTACTTTTACCTCAGAATTCTGTTATACACGGATTTCTCCGCTTCACTACCAACAGCTTGCTTCGGAGTTTCCGCTAAGTTCGCTGCAGCATCCCTGCTACAGGTTTCACGGATTTTTCTAGCCTTTCGAGCTAGCGTCTATTGTCGCTGCCAGAATCCTTTGTGCTTTAATCGGCACCAAGATCCGCACATACCGTTCTGTGTTGCCTTTTGGGCTTCTCCATCAGTCCTCGCAGAGCAATGGAAACCTCACTGCCGCAGTATCCCGCAGGCAGCCTGGTCACAGCTTCCGGTATTCTCGGAGGGGTTGACAACCCTTTAGTGCACCGAGTTATACGATATATTTGTCAAAACAGTTTTCAAGGAGCGTGTCGGTGTGCAACCGATGAATAAAGTATAACATATCTGCGCGAGTTAATCGTGGAAAAAAAGGTGCGCATTGATTTCTTGCTGCTTGGTATGAGGGGGATTGATTAAGTCCTTTAGTTCGAATATGCTTCCTGCAGTTTGTTGCTGTTGCTGATTTCACATGCAGTATTAACTCCGCCGCATAAAAGCAGGTGATATAACCACAAAGAAATCTTCGTTTTAGGTATCATAATTCCTACCATTGTAGTATAATTAAATTAACGAAAGAAACTTTTATATAAGGATGGTGAAGTAATGGAGACTTTCATGGGAATTCTTATTCCGTTTATCGGAACAACACTCGGTTCGGCGTGTGTCTTCTTTATGAAAAAATCGCTTAGCGATATGGTGCAGCGCTCGCTTGCGGGCTTTGCTGCGGGTGTTATGGTTGCAGCGTCTATCTGGAGCCTGCTGATTCCTGCTATCGAGCAATCCGAAAGTATGGGAAGGCTGTCCTTTCTCCCTGCGTTTATCGGCTTTTGGATTGGTATATTGTTTTTGCTTCTGCTTGACCACTTGATTCCCCATCTGCATGTGGGAAGTGAGCAGACGGAAGGCCCGAAGAGTAATTTGAGCCGTACTGCGATGATGGTTTTGGCTGTAACGCTGCACAACATACCTGAGGGAATGGCAGTCGGTGTAATATATGCCGGCTTTCTGGCGGGGAATACGCCAATTACGGCAGCAGGGGCGCTTGCCTTGTCCATCGGTATTGCTATTCAAAACTTTCCGGAGGGTGCGATTATTTCTATGCCGCTTCGCGCAGAGGGAGAAAGTAAGAACAGAGCATTTTGGGGCGGTGTGCTTTCCGGTGTGGTGGAACCAATCGGAGCGGTGCTGACGATACTTGCTGCCCAACTTGTAATACCGGTGCTGCCGTATCTTTTGAGCTTTGCTGCCGGTGCAATGCTTTATGTTGTTGTAGAGGAGCTGATTCCTCAAATGTCGCAGGGAGAGCATTCCAATATCGGTACGATTTTCTTTGCCGTGGGCTTCAGTGTGATGATGGTGCTGGATGTTGCGTTAGGGTAGAGAACAATTTCGGTATATCAGAATGCTGCATTTCACAGTAATCTTTCTTTAGTTAAACAGTTTATCTGGCATGCCTAACATCTTTTTTTTGCAGATAGACAGATTCTGACGTACTCATGGCTTATAATATACTTGTATCTGAGAAAAAATCCTGCTGATAACCATAGAAAATTGAATTTACGGATATATAGGAAAAAGCTGATACTACGGCAGGTCGCAAGACTTGCCGGGTATCAGCTTTTTTATATGACAGCATCAAGTTATATAGAAAAAATATTCCTTATTGCTTGCACGGGTATTTTTATGGTGGTAGACTAGATTAAACAATACTCGGAGGTCTTAACATGAATATAACAGTATATCTTGCCTCATCCACAGGCAATAATCCTAAATTTGAGGCTGCGGTTAAAGAGCTTGGCACCTGGATTGGTACGAGTGGTAATACATTGGTTTACGGCGGTTCCAAGACAGGCCTGATGGGAGAGCTGGCGCAAAGCGTTTTGCAGGCAGGCGGTAAGGTTATCGGCGTGGAGCCGCAGTTTTTTGTAGATGAGGAATATCAATATGAGGGACTGACGCAGCTGATAGTTACCAAAGATATGGCAGAGCGCAAGACGAAGATGATTGAGCTTGGCGATGCCTTTATTGCCTTTCCCGGCGGCGTGGGAACGCTGGAGGAAATCAGTGAAATTATGTCTAAGCTGTCTTTGGGACAGCTGCAGGCGCCGTGTATCTATTATAATCTTGACGGTTATTATGATTATATAAAGCACTTTCTGCAGCAGATGATTCTTAAAGGTTTTTCTTCAGCGGAAAAGCAGCAGGGAGTATATTTTGCGGAAAGTCTGGAAAAAATTAAGGAATTATTGAAATAAAAGAGTTGATGAGAATATAAAAAGGCTGACGCTGCGCATTTACGCAAGGCGTCAGCCTTTTTGCTGCCTTAAATATTCTGCGTTTATGCAATATTATTCATATCCGGAAACACTTTTGCAGTGCATTATACTCGCCTAATGCCAGCATTGTTATATCGTCGGATAATATGGTATCGGGCGTAATTGAGACGTCAGTTTTTCCCAAGTGCTTTATGCCAAGAATATTAATACCAAACTTTTTGCGGACATCCAACATACCGATGCTTTTACCAACCCATGCTTTTGGCACCTCTACTTCAAAAATAGCGTGCTGCTTGTCAATTTCTATATAATCGAAAATATGGTCTGCAGTGTAGCGTTTGGCTGCCCATATAGCCATCTGTTTTTCAGGATAGACTACATTGTCTGCACCGTTACGAAGCAGAAACTTTGCCTGAACATCGCGTTCAGCACGAGATACTACACATTTTGCTCCCAGTTCTTTCAAAAGCGAAGTAGTTTCCAGTGAGTTTTGA